AGAACGGCTCGACGGAACTGACGAAGCTCAAGAGCCAGTCCACGGGCACAGCCGTGATGGCGCTGACCTACGACTCGAACAACTCGCTCGAGATCACCTGGCACAAGGTCTCCTTCGCAACCGCCGAACTCGGCGAGACGGATGGCATCGTCACCGTTTCCGTCGAATGCCTGCCGATGTGGGATGAGACCAACGGCATCGTCTCGGCCGTGGCCAAGTGCGGAGTGGACGGGATCTGCCAGTAGAAAGGACTTCCATGGAGACCAACGAAGCAGTGTTTGATGCAGCGCGGCCAATCGCCACCCACCTCCGGACCCCTGCCGGCGTGAAAACCGTCCGCGTTCGGTTTCCCACTGATGAGGAGTGGATCGACCGCCAGAAGAAGCGCAAGGTCATTGTGAAGCAACTGGGCCGCGGCGTGTCCGAAACGACGATTCCCGACTCGCAAGATGCCGATGCCGCCCTGCTTGCGAAGATCCGGGTACTGGAGGAGAACGCTCCCGATGTGGATGCCTTTGAAGCCGGCCGCATCATCGAGCAGTTGAGCCAGGCCGACGTCGACGACGTCGTCCAGGAGGGTGACGCCTTCCGGGTGACGCTGCGTGTCCTCGGCGGCACGGTGACACATCGTCTCAAGATGCCGTCAGCGAAAGACGTGTTCGATTACCGCCGCGGATTCGCGCGGGTGCTGGACTTGCCCTACAACCGCCAGGAACTGATCATCAACCTGGTCCCGGCGGCCACGCTCTTCAAGAAGCTGTTCGAATCCTCCGAGGGCTACGCCGGCGAGGTGCCGATCATCCACCAGGCCGTCGCGGTGAAAGCCGCCATCGACGCTCTGGACGGCGCCTTTGAGGAGCCGCGCGACCCAAACTGACCCACCGGGACTGGCCGGAGAGGCCCTCCCTGCGCTTCCTGATCCATTGGGCGCTCCGCCGGGAGAAACTCTGTAACCCCGGCCTCTGCCCGGACGCTCCGGACGATGGCGGCCGCTGCGACCACTGCCCTCTGGACAGACTGGACGCCGCGCAATCCTCCGAGGCGGGTCTGTTGCTGCGGCGCGCGCTCGACCTTCGGGCGGCGCTGAAGTTGGGCGTCCGACTCGACCTTGATGAGATCCGCGCGGACGAGTTCCAGGCGCTGGTGGTGCTGGAGGAGGAACGCGACGCGTTGGACCGCGAGCAGATGAACGCACATGGCCGATAGCAGGCTCGAGCTCGTCGTCGAGGTCGGAACAAATAGGGACAGCGCGTTCAAAGTGGGAGGACCCATCACTGATGAGGTTGGGCAATGGATTTGGCGTACCCGATCCAGCGCTGGACCGAGCGAGGCATCACGTCAATGTGTTCACTCATGAACGCGTGGATGGTGGTCGGTGATATCGGGAATACGTTCGGCGTTGCCTCACCAGTGTAGATGCCATGCGATTGAAACAGAAAGACTTTTTCTCGAAAGCCACTCCAGACGTTCATCGCCAGTGGCGTGCTCCCAGTCTTCACCTGAACCAGAGCACGATCATAGGTTTCGCGATGGATTGCCACAAACTCATAACGCATGGTGTCGGCTCGTCTCGAATTCGGAACGACTATCCATCCTTGGTATTGAAGGTAGATGAAGACAACATCCTCTGTGGTCTCTGCATCCAGGAAGGAGAAGATGTCAAGGGGGGCACTATTCGAAGAGCTTTGGTACGGGAGGCCGGCCAATTGGTTCCACAGCATTTGTGAGTAGAGCAACGTCGTGCTGTCCGAGACCGCCTGAATTGTTCTGCTCGGTCGAAAACAAGCCACGATCTTGCCGGGAATGTCATCGGCTTGCGGTACCGGGACTATGCGGCAACGAACGACATTGACGATGTCGGCATCACGCCCTCGGGGCGTGTCGAAGTACTCCCATGCTGAATCAGTTTGCCCGATTACATCACGTGGGACCTCGACCTTTGCCAAGTAGTAGCGACCTCCTGTATCCCGCGTCCAAATCAGATCACCAGGCTTGACATTGTCATGCAGATACCGAACTCGGGAGAGGTTCTCTGCGCCGTGTTCCTCAATGGCCAGTTGAAGATAGGTCTCCCAGGTCAGGCGAGTTCCGTCGCGGACCGGCACTTGCCAGCCGACTCCCAGAACTTCTTCCTCGAGGCAGTAGGCAAATGAGAAGACCGGATCGGCCAAGCCACCCTTCGGCCTGATGTGAAGTCTGAAGACGTTCATTTTTGGCGCGCTCAATCGAGGACAGATCTGAGGGCAGCATACCTCAGGCTTTGGTTCTATCGCTGAACGTCGCCGGACAATTCCTCAATGGCCGATAGCAGGCTCGAACTCGTCGTTGAAGTCGACACCAACAGGGCCAATGCGTCCATCAAGAGCGTCAACGCGAGCCTGTCCAGCATGGAGGCTTCGGCGGTGAAGACCGCCCGAGGCGCGGCGCAGGGAATCGACGGAATGACCGCCGCCATGGTGAAAGGCGCCACCGCAGGGAACCTACTGGCCGACGCCATCAAGAGCGCAGTCGCCTGGGCCAAGGAGTTCACCGTCGGTTCGGTCATGATGGCCGCCGAGAATGCCAAAGCCGAGGCCTCGCTCAATGCGCTGGCCAACGCCCACGGCGTGGGAGCGGCTGCTGCGGCCAAGCAGGTTGCCGCGATCGAAGAGATCGGCTTCGAGTACACCGAAGCCGCGCACGCGGTCGAGAGGTTGATCGTTGCGGACCTGGAGCTGGCTAAGGCCCCGGGTCTGGCGAAACTCGCCAAGGACGCGGCGGCGGTCCAGAACATCGCCGCCGGCGAGGCTCTCGAATCCATCGTGATGGCCATCGAATCGGGCGCCTCGCGCGGCCTCCGCACCCTGGGGCTGTTCGTCGACTTCCAGAAGGAAGCTCAGATCGCCCAGCTTCAACTCGGACGCGCCCTGACCGAGACCGAGGAGAAGCAGCTCCGCTACAACGCGGTTATTCGGGAAGGCGCCAAGATCCAGGGCGCCCATGCGGCGGCCTCCCAGACGGTCGAGGGACAACTGGGCGCACTGCGCCGCGAGTACAACAACCTCCGCGAAGATATCGGGGCCAAGTTCCAAGATGACTTCAAGGCGCTGATCGGCAACCTGCGCGGCCTGGTCGGCTGGCTCCGGGAGAATACCGACCTGCTCAAGAAGTTCGGCGAAGTGGCGCTGTGGGTCTCGGGTGTCCTGGCGACCTACGCCTTGGCCGACAAGATCATGGCACTCGCGAAGTCCATCGCCGCGCTACAGCTCGCCAGCATCAACCCATACGCCCTGCTCGCTGCGGGCGTGGTGGGCGCGGGCTTCGCCGTCTACTCGCAGTGGAAGGACACGCAGGATCAGCTTCAGGCCCGTTTCGACGAGATGCAGCGGAAGGCGCTGCGCGAGGATTTGTTGAGCGGGCGGACGAACGTCGATGCCCTTCGCAAGCAGGGCATGACCGACGACCAGATCCGCGAACTCATCAGCGGCAAACGGTGGCTGCCTGGCGAGCAGCCGTTCGAGTATGAAGGCCCGAAACTGTCCATCAAGACGTCACCGGAACCGGACCTCGAAGCACTGAAGCGGGCGGCCGAGATCCGGAAGCGGCAGTTGGAGGTGGAGCGCGAGAGCGCACGGGCACTCGAAGAAGCGCGCCGGCGCGGGCTGACGGGATTCGCGCGGGACGTGGCCGAGGTGCAGGAGCAGATCCGCAAGTGGACCACGTTCGTGGATGAGCGCGGCAACGAGCAGCGGATCGCTCTCACCCGCAAGGCGTGGGAGGACGTCATTGGCGAGCTTCGCGAGCGGCTCGCGAACTGGCAGAAGGAGGTCCAGGAGACCAACCGCAAGAATCTCGCCGAGTATCTGGCCGCGGAAGAAGAGGCCGCGCGGCGGCGGCTGGAGATCGAGTCACAACTGTTCAGCCAGCGGCTGGCCTACAACGAGGAGATTGCGAAGCGGAACCTCGATCACCTGGAGCAGATGCTCGGCATTGAGGAGACGCGGGCCGGGATCACGCGTGAGGCCCAATTGCGGGCGCTCGACGCCATGAATGCGCAGACGATTGAGCAGAAGGTGGCGGCCGAGCAGCGCAAGGCAGCGATCGAAATCGAGTACGTCACGCAGGTACACGAGATCCGCATGCGTCTGTTCGATCTGGAAACCTCGCGGATGGTGATCGAGGAAGAGGCGACCCTGAAGCGGCTCGGCTACCGGGCTGATGAAATCCAGGCGCGAATTGCTGAGCTCACCGCACAGCGGGATGAGATCCGGCGATTTCAGCAGGAGACCACGGACGCCGCCATTCAGGGCGCGCGCGAAAATGCGGCGATCCGCCAGGCCCAGTTGGTGCGCGACCACAACCAGCGAATCTTCGATTCCTTCAAGCGGCAGGCCGAGGGTGTCTTCGACGCGCTGCTAACCAAGTCGCAGTCCATCTGGTCGGCCATCGGGAATTCGCTCAAGACCGCTCTATTGACCGCCATCAAGGACGTGGTCACCTCGCGCGTCGCCGCGATGCTGATGCAGTTATTCACCGGCACGCGAGTGTCGTTGGCTGGTGGAGGCGCGTCCGGCGGGGGCACGCTCGGCAGGCTCGGCGGACTGCTCGGCATCGGCGCAGCGCCGGTCTTCGGAGGAGGCAGTGGTGGCGGTCCCATTCCCGGCGGTGCGGCCGGAGGCTGGGGCACTCCTCCATTCATCCCTTCGAATGGCGGCCCCGGCTGGAGTGGCCTGCTCGGCGGATGGAAGGACTTCCTGGGGTTCGGCGGCGGCGTCCAGTACGCCCCTGGCAAGGCCGTGACCTGGGAAGCCGCCACGATGGGCCAGAAGCTCTCGGCGCTCGGGCGGTCCAATGCCGCACTTCTCGGAGGCGCGACACTCGCCCTCATGGGCCTCCAGCGCGGCGGCGTCTCGGGTCTCGCGATGACGACGGCCGGCGGCGCGATGATCGGCTTCAAGTACGGAGGCCCTCTCGGTGCGGCTATCGGCGCCGGCGTAGGTGCTGTTGCCGGGCTGGTGCGGCTGTTCGTGAAAGGCGCGCAGGAGAAAGCGCGAGAGAAGATCAAGGCCACCTACGGCATCGACATTCGCGACAAAGGCGTGCTGAAACAGATTGTCGACATCGCCAAGCAGGGCTTCGGCGGCAACCTCGACATGGCCATCCGCAGCCAGCAGATTCGCGACTTGATCGAGTTGTACGCGCTGTCGACGGGTCAGAGCACTTCGGGGCTCCCGGCCACCGTACGTCCGGTGTCGCTCCTTCAGCAAGACGGCGGCGTGTTCCAGTCGAACTCTGGGGGCCTGACGCTGGACCGCATCGGTGGCGGCGCGCCGTCGTCCGCCGCGGGTCCCACGGTGATCAACATCACCGTGCCTGGAGCGAAGGAATTCTTTGAGAAGGAAACGGTCCGCGTGGTGGTCGAGAATCCGCGAGCGGTGCAATCGGCGGCGCTGACAGCGACCAAAGCCAGCGCCGGCCGCCGTGAGATGACCGGACTGCAACTGAGTCCTGGGTTGATCATGTCATGACGCGAGAAGAACTGATTCTGAAACTGGCTCGTGCGATCGCCGAGAAGGAGGGCTTCTTTGTCACCGAGACGCAGACCAAGGCTCGCAAGATCCCGTACCCCACGCGCGCCCAGAGGAACGCCAATCCCGGTAACATCCGCGCCTGGCGCGACGCGAAACGCCGGCCGTATCCGACCAGCGGTGGCTATGTCGATTTCGTCGCCTGGGCTGCGGAGCGCTTTCCGGGTGCGTCGCGGGAGGAGACGAGCCGCCGTGCCCTCGAGGAAGGCTGGCGCATCCTGCGGGTTCTCGTGGGGCACTATCTCGACGGACGCTACACGGGCGGCCAGCCGCCCACGATTGAGGAGATGTTTCGCGTCTATGCGCCCGCCGCCGATGGCAACGACGCGGCGGGTTACGCGCGTTTTGTGGCGGCCAAGCTCGGAGTGAGGCCGGACCAGCGGCTCCTCGATCTGGTGACCGCCTGATGCCCGGTTCGGTACAGAACGCGGCGCCGCTCACGGTTCTGCCGCACAGCCTGTCGCGCGCCTTCGTCCACGAGCGCGAGTATCCCGTTCTGGACAACGAGTATCACAACGGCGAATCGCAGCGGTCCGTACTGGCGACAAACAGCCGCAAGCGCTGGCGGCTGGCGAAGCGGCTGACGCTGGCGCAACTCTCGGCACTCCGCGATTTCTATGACGCCCGCAAGGGCGCAACCGAGCCGTTCTACTTCTACGACCCATATCAGACTACACCGAAGTTCTCACACGACCCGACAGGGCAGGCCTCCGCAGGACGCTACACCGTCCGCTTCGCCGGCGAGTGGAGCCAGTCCGCGTCGCTCGGCCGCACGGACGCCACCTTCGAACTGATCGAAGTGGCGTGAGGCGGATTCACTCCAGGTACCCGTTGCGGCGGTGTTTTTGCGTGTGGTATTTCTGGCAAACAAGCAGAGTGGGCGTCATGGACAACTCCGCGGCCGACACGGAGCAGGTTGTTACGCGGTCATTGCTCCCACGGCTCCATCGCGGAGATGTCATCGGCCCGAAGGCCACGGCTGTGAACTGGGAGGATCATGCAAATGGCTGTCGCGATTACGGGAGATGTCCCTGGGCAGACAAGGGAAGGTTACGAGCAGACCATCCAGGTTCTGGGCGGCCTACTCAAAAGCGCGCCTGGGTTCATCATGCACTACGGCCATCCGATCGAGGGAGGATGGCGCATCGTCGAAGTGTGGGAATCATCGAAGGACGCGGCGGAGTGGTTTGCGAAGCACGTCCGGCCAAACCTGCCTGATGATATCAAGCCCCAGCGCGACGTCCAAGAGTTGCACACACTGATTTGCCGGTAACCTTCTCCCGGCCAAGGCGTAAACGAGCGAGCCCGAAAGTGGTTTCCGCCGTCGCCTGGGGTTTCGTTCTCTGTTCCAAGGCGGCGGGCGAAGTGTCCCCACGGTCTACTCGTGGATTTGAATTCGATGCTGGGGGCGGGTCGGGCCCGGGATTACTCCCATCGGGATCGTTCACGCTGAGCGGCCGCATCCTCTGACAAAGCCGATCCGAAGTCCCAGAGCGAATGCCCGACTACATCGGCAATGTCCCGGTGCCCGAGATTGCGCCGAGCGGTACCTTTCCTCTGACACCCGACTACCCGCTCGAGGTTCGCCGCGACCATGAGGTCATCGTGCATCAGTTTGGCAGCGGCAATGCAAAGGTGGAACAGCGCTTCCTCCTTGGCACCGGCGCGCGGCGCTTCACCATCCGCAAGCAGTGGCTCCGCGACGCTGATCGCATCGCCCTGCGGAACTTCTGGGAGTCGAAGTACGGCCCCTACGGCGCCTTCACCTACAACGCGCCGAACGACAACGGTCTCGGCACCACACCCGTCATCTGCCGCTTCGCCAACGAGCCGCTCTCCTGGGAGATGGTCGCCGACTGGGCCTGCTCGCTCGGCGTCACACTCATCGAGATCCCCCAGACCAGCCCGTCCTACCCGCTGAACCAGACCGTCAACCGCTTCCCGCCCGCCGCGCTCCAGACCGCGCTGCTCTCGCAGGTCCAAGAGATCATCCCGCTCATTCGCATCCAGCCTTTCCAGCCCGGCTACCCGGCGATTCATATCTCTGACCGGCGCTGCAGCGTCGGCGGCCAACTTTACCAGGCGCGCCTAGTCGAGATCGACGGCATCTCGCAGTCCATCGGCAATGAGTCCGACGAAGCTCAGTTCACCTTCGGCAACGCCGACCGCGTGATGCGCGATCTCTCGAACGACGTGGATCTCTTTCGCGCCGAGATCGCCTTCAGCCTGTTCCACGTCGGAACCGGGATCAAGCTCGATCTCTGGAAGGGCAACATCGTCAACTGGACCTGCGACTCGGGCCCCGAGTTCGGCGTCACCGTCGCCGACGGCCTCTACGAACTGAACCTGCCTTACCCCACGCGCAAGATCTCCCGCACCTGTTGGAAGCCGTTCAACTCCGGGGCATGTCCGTTCGCCTCACAAGGCGCGCTCGATCTGGTCCACTTTCCCGAAGCCGACCCAACGCGCTGCGACAAGGGTTTTGACACCACGAACGGTTGCCGCGCGCACGGCATGAACGACTACTACGGCGCCATCGTGGCCAAACCGCAGGGCGTGCGCATCAAGGACAACTCGACCGGCGTCTGGGGCTTCGGCCGCTCGACGCTCACCTCCGTTTCGCTGGTCGCCGACTCGATCTACGATCAGGTCCTGCCCGAGATCTACACGGATTCGCCCATGCCCGTGAACGCCAAGGTCGCCTCGGGCCGCGACGAAAGCGACTTCTACGCTGCCGTGGGCATCGTGGGCGAAGGCCCGCTGGGCGCATATGGCAACGGCCACAAGCTCGACGGGCAGTACCATCACGGCTATCCGGGTTCGCTCGGACTGCTGACCAGTCTGGGCCCTGATCCGAATCCAGTGACATTCGGAATGGACACGGATGCTGGTCCCGAACGGGCGGCCGGCACGGCGTTCCTCATGATCCGGCGTTCGGACGCCAAGGGACTACAGCTCTCGCGCCTGAGCGAGCATGCGATGGAGGCCATCGTCGCGCAGGGAATGAGCGGCTGGGTGTGGACCTCGCCCGGCGTGCGAGTCTTCGGTCCGCCCCTGACCAACCCAATCTGGATCGCAGTCAACATGCTCTTGCGCGCGCGGGGCCTGCGCCTCGGCGCGAGCGCTACGACGCAGCAACTCGATTTCGCCGAGACCCTGTTTGACGTCGACGCGGCCATCGCTGCGGCGGCGATCTGCAACGAGCAGGTTTCAAAACTCGTTGGCACCGGCACGGAAACCCAGTTCAAGTTCCGCGGCGCGCTTCAGGAGGAGAAGCCGTTGCGCGATTGGCTCCAGGAAGTCTTGATGAACTGCCTGGGCTACTACACATTCGCCAACGGCAAGCTCAAACTCGGCGTCCGCGTGAACTCGTCAGCGGTCGAGGCGTTCACGGAAGGTAACATTCTGTTCCGCAGCCTGCAACTGGCCCCACTCAAGCCTGCCTTCAACCACTTGACGGCCAACTTCGCCGACGAGGACTTCGAGTTCGTCGCCAACTCCATCTCGCTTTACGACATCGACTACGCCACGCTAATCGGCGGCGGGGCGGGTCCGCTGTTCCTGAAGTCGACGGTGAATCTCTCCGGCACGGCATCGAAGTCGCAAGCCGCGCGCTTCATCACCGTGCGGCTGCGCGAGGAACTGGGCGGCATCACCCCGGAGGAGTGGAAGCGGGCGCGCCAGATCGGCTTCCGCACAACGGTCCTTGCACTCAACACCGAACCCGGCATGGTGTGCTCAATGACCCATCCAGACATGCCCGGGAGCGGCGAATTCCGCGTCACCGGGTGGCGGTTGAACCGAGACTACTCGATCGACATCCAGGGCCGCACAACGACGGACTCGATGTATGACCTGGTCGCCGGTCCGAAACCCGCCGACGTCGTGCCGGAGCCACCCGCTGAGGAAGTGCTCATCGACACAGGCGTCCCCGGCGTGCTGACCGGCATTCCTCGCCTGGGCGATTACGGCACGTTCGCTATCGACGACATGTCGGTCGCAGCCGATGCCTCCGGCAATGCCAACATCGTCGGCGCACACGAGATCACGCTGGCTCTCTACTACGTGGACGAATTGACCACCGATCTCTGGGCGTCCATCGACACCGTCATCGATGCCACTACCGACCCCGCTGCCGTTGTCTGCACCGTCAATCCCGATACCGAGAGGGTCTTCCGGGTGGGCGATTTCGTCGTCTTCAATGACGAGTCCGCCGACCCTGAGAATCCTGGCCGGCAATCCTATGAATGCGTTCAGATCACCGGTCCGGGAGCGCCTGGCGACGTCGTACCGAGTGGCGAGTTTCACCTGCAGCGTGCCTACCCGGGCGTGCCCGAGGGCCAGGCGACCTTCGGTACGCTCCGCTGCGCGCATCTCGCCGGCGTCCGCTTCTACAAGCTCGACCAGAAGACGTTTACCTTCAGTGTCCGGAAGGGATTCTTCCGCACGCCGGACTTGCCTGCGAGGGTTGAGGCGAAGCTGCCGAGCGCCTGCATCGTCGCCGCCCTCGCCGGCGTGGCCAACCACTTTGGCTACGGCCCCTTCACCGTCTTCCCTCTCTCTCGGCACAACGAACCCTACATGCCGGGCCTGCGCACCTGCAACGGCGGCGCCTACACTTTCCAGGTGCCGGGGCCGCTCACTGTGCAAGAGAACGTCGTCATCCCAATGAAGGTTCAGGATGCCGCCTCGATCCGCTGCGTCTACGCCTACCTCCAGCGGGGCACGACCGATGGCCAGTCGGCGTTCATGGTGAAGATCAGCCGGGACGGCGGCGGGACGTGGGAACCCATCGAATACATGGGCATCGCGCAGGCCCTGCCGGACGCCTACAAGAACACGTACGACTTTCTGGTGAACAACGAAGGGTACGGCTTGCCCGCCACGCGCCGCCTACCGTACGCGGACTACGGCCTGGTGCTGAGCTCAGCCGTGACCGCCGGACCCAATCCGCAGACCTTGCAGACTGCCTCCTACGGCGCGAACCGGCTCGGCCTCGTGGCCGGCGGTTTCGTGTTCCTCGATCCCGGCGGCGCGAACGAGGAGTACGTCCGCGTGATCAGCGCCGATCCTGAGAATCAGACTTTTGACGCTATCGTGACCAAGGACCACGTCGCCGGTGAGCGTATCCGGCCAACGATCTGGCCCACGCCGGTGCTCAACGAGGGCGACGATCTGGCCTTCGACATATTGGGGGTAGGGTCACCGGATCCGGGATCGGATCTGACGGTGGTGATTCAGACGTGAGCAACCCGGAGCGGGCACGACCCTTCACTGCAACTCGGACCAATTTACTGGTTGCAGTGTCTCCTCGCCTGAATCCAGGCACAGAGTGTACGCAACGCACCTCTGATTCAGATGGGCCAGGGTCAAGAAGTGGACTCGGTACGCGAGAAACCCGAAGAGTCGTATCAGAACCGAGGTATGAGGTTGGGCTCTTTCAACGACCAGGCCATGGAAGGGGAGGTACTTCCGCGAACGAAGTTCTTCGACACGACAATCGGATGGGACTTGGCCGCGCGAAACGAGGGCGTCGCGGACGGAATCCAACCGAGGGTTGAGAACCGAGATCCCAAAGGAAAGGGTGAGGTATTCATAGGCAATCTTAAGCGGAACCAAAGGGTCCAGGAGCTTTCCCGTGAGGGCGGGCTCGACTTTGTGAACGGTCCACTTGACGACATCGATTCCATCGGCGATTGAGACGCGTGCGTCCTCTGGAGCGGCATCTAGATTCCCGACTGCTTGGTTAATCTGAGCCTCAGTGCGCCCTTCTCGGCGAAGCATGGTCCGAATTGAGTTCGCGGCATCCTCAGTTGGTTGAATGAGTGAGTCATCATCGAGGCGTGAAGCGTCCACGCGAACTGCCCCCTTCCGGAATTTCGCCTTCTCTGTTCCACGTTTGCTGGTCACTACATAAGGCTGGCCTTCCACCATCTTCTGCCAGAGCCTGGGAAGGCAGTGCCTGAGGTTTTCGATGGCAAGACGGACTGCGGGGTCGCCTTTCAGGTGTGCTTCGATTTCACCCAGCTTGTCATTGCATGACTTGCAGAGGAAATCACAGGTCAGCTTCCCGCCGATGGCTTCCGGGATGAGATGCTCCTCGGTTAATGGCGCGCGCTGCACACAGACAACACAGCGTTGGTCCTGCCAAGGCGGTTTCATGACTGCTCAACTCCCAGAATAGCGATCAACCAACCCGTGCATGTCCGTCCTGCGAACCGGCGGCGCCTGCCCGCAACCACTTCGATTTGATGGATACTCAACCACTTCTGATCTTCGATCCCCGCCGCACCGTCCAACTTCAGGGGTTCTCCGGCCGCGGCGCGACCACCACGCTCCACCACGCCACCGAGACAGGCTTTCAGATCTCAGGCATCTTCCAGGCCGCCGAGGATTTCGCCAACGTCCAGCTCTTCTCAGCCTACGATTACTTCAACCATCTGCGCGTGAAGCCGCTGCCAGTGACAGATCTCTCCGGAATGACCCTCCAGTACGACATGGAGGTCCTGCCGGTCAACAGTGAGGAGGGTAACGTCCGGCCGGACTGCGTGCGCTACGCCTCGGTCGGGTGGGACAAGCTCACGATTACGACCGGAGCCGGAGATATCTACGAAGTTCCGCTGATGCACCACGCGGCAGTCGTCTCGGGCGACCACGCTCCCGGCAGCTTCGGCTTCTCGCTTCACGATCGCGACGCAGACACGCTCGACGAGTTGCTCGTCGGCAAACCCACGCCGGCCCTCACTGACAAGGCCTATGTCTACTTCATGGGCACGCGCTGGTCCTGCTCGTCGGCCGAGGCGATCGCCTTCTGCAACCTCGAAACCCGGCTCCTCAACAATATCGGCGCTCCTGACGTTCCTTCCTGCGAGCAGGCCATATGGTGGCAGGATGATCCGAACTTCTGGCACTACCTGCTGGTGAACAACGGCGGCGCGGGCATCCAGGAGGCTGGCGCGACCGACGCCGCGGACATCGCCTCCCGCCTGGCCTCGATGGTGGGCATCTCCAGTTATCTGGTCGATTGCACCGCCTCGGGCAACGTCACCACTGTCACCCTCGAGCCGGGCGTGAATGGCCCGGTCGAGGTCTCGACCAACAGCGGATCTGCGCCTGCCACGCTGAGCCGGTCCGTGCCTGGCATCTACACCGCCCAAGTTGCCTCCTCGGCCGAAATCCGTGTGGGCGACTACGTCGGCATCGACATCGGCAGCGCCAACGACGAGGTAGTCAAGGTCCTGGCCGTTGGGCCGGGCGCCTTCACGGCGTATTTCAACAAGCCGCATTACGGGAAGGTCTACGATATCCAGTGCCGCGTGCTGCCTCGGGCGCGGCACTTCGGGCGGGTCTTGAACGATCGCATGGTGGACAACCCGCTACCCGATTACGGCGAGCAGCCAAGCAGCCTCGCCGTCGAGCAGTTCACCACGACAAACACGTCTTGCGAACTTAAGCTCCGGCTTGTGGGGCAATTGGGCACGTACGGACGCGACGCCAACGGCATGCCCGTGCGCGTCTCGGTCGACGGCGAGAACCAGATCGTCCGGATCGAGAAGCAGGACGATGGGTTCGGTGCGACTTCGCTCGCCACCGCCGTTGAAGGCGCTGGCAACACTCGCGTCTACCGCTTCACGTTCCCCTTCGCCTCCCTCTCGGGCTACCTGAACGGCGACCGCAACTCGCTCGTGCCCGTTCCCGCCAACGACATCGTGAAGGTCCACCTCACCTTCGCGCCGCGCTTCGAAGATGTCGAATACGGGCTGGCCGCAGGTGGGCTCCTCAAAGAGGGAGTCTCGGCGTCGCCGCCAGGCGCCGAGGAGGAATGGCACGTTGCGGATGCTGAAGCCATGCTCGCAGGCCTCAAGTATTATGTGGGCACTGCAAGCGCCGAGGAGCGAATCACTTGCCTCGCCAACTTCGGCTTAGTCAGGCCTGACCCGGAAGATCCCGCCACTTGGTACTACCGCCTGTTGGTCCGCCGCGGTGAGGACTCCTCGACGCCGCAGGCATGGACGCCCGGCACCCGCATCCAACGGATCTCGACCATCACAGGCACACGGTCGGACATCGAGTGGCAGGTGAGGATCTCGAATCTCACCGTCACCGGCGACCGGACGCTGAAGGTCGGCGGCGATGCGCCGCGCATCGAAGAATCCGATGGCCGCTGCCGGTACTCCGGCTTCTGGGAAAACTACGCCTACGGTGCGGGCTGGCCCACGCAGTGGTGGTCGATGGGTCACGCGAAGCGGTGCGCGCCGAACGACGCCCAGGATCAGCGGGCGGGGACCATCCGCTACTCCTACCCGAGCCAGCACGATCTCTACCTCGGCACTTGGCTCGGCCTTGATGCAGGCCGGATCGTGGTCACGATCGACGGCGGTACGCCCGCTGTTCACGATCTGTATCTCAACGACTACAACGGCCTCGCAGCGATGAAGAAACTCGCCGCCGCAGTGCCTGGCGGGACGCATACGGTCGAGATCCGCGC